AACCGGGCCCTGCTTTTTGCAGGTAGGCGTTCTTGCACCCGGCAACGGGGATACCGTTCATTAATAAAAAAGCCCCCCATTGCGGGGGGCGGCTCGGGTTCATTCAACTCACTTTGGGAGAAAAGCTTTATTGAACCCTAAAACGTTTGGAAAGATAGAGGAGTGAATTCTATCTATTATGTAGTATACCAATCGGGCCTTACTACCTCAAGAATCTCTTTAGTAGCTTCGTCTTCCGGGACCACGGACAAGTCATGTTGAATCGCCATGCTTTTATTGAACCGATCTGCCATCTGGTGCGCGGCTTGTATGGCTAACTGTGCATCCCGGGAGTCTACCCCATGGTGCCATCTACTAGCTCCGTAATAAGACGGTCCAAGTACCAGCGGGCCTTCCGCAGGTCCTCTACAGGTTCTTTCTTTATTTCGTATCTCCATACGTATTTCTGAATGTTCCCCTTGAGATATCCCTGAAAACTTTCCGGGGACATGCTAGCCTTGATGCCGTCAATACATTCGACATCGCCTTGGTTGTAATGAGAAGGGCAGCTTACGTTGTCAAAGTTCTTTGGCATTCTTTTCTCTCTCCGCGTCTATTTTTGCTTTGAGAAATTCATGCCACATATGAAGCTTTTGAAAATCTTCTTTATTTACCTTTCCTTTTTCGTAGCCTTTTTCTAGCTTACGAATGGCTTTGTCAAACTCAGCTTGCATCGTACTAAATGTCATATCGAATAACTTTTTGAAGTTAAAGATTCAGTTCCCGTTTCTTTTTTGAACTCGGTGATTTGTTCAACAATATATTCTTGATCGCGGTTAGATAAATTCTCTTGCTTCCACGCTTCGATAATGTAACGAAGTTGACCACTAATGGTTCGGCCTTCTACACGAGCGATTACGACAACCTCCTCGTACACATCTCTCGGCAGCAAAACCGATTTCCATTTTGTTGTATCCATGGGATATCTCCTACACAGGTATAAGACAGTATAGGGTTATTTTACGCGCTATTCAAGCTCTTCACACTCGCCCCAGCTAGGCCCAACTTCCACATCGCATTTGTTTGGAACCTGCAAAGGAACGGATTGCTCCATGATTTCAGCCAGTTCTTTTGCCTGCTCGGCGTTTTCAACAGAGAAAGCAAGCTCATCGTGTACCTGAAGCATTGGGACGCTCCCTGCGGAACAAACATTCACCATCGCCTGCTTGGTCATGTCCGCCGCCGAAGCCTGTATGAGCCTATTCAGGGCCTTGTACGTGTATGCGCGTCGAAGCCGGGTAGTAGGCCCGTGGACCGCGATTGCTTCTTCCCGGGAAAGAGCCTTGTGCATTTCAAAGCTGTCCGGCTCCCATAGATCAAACCGGCATTTGCGGCCACGCAATGATCGGAGACTTCCAGAGGACCGTGGGTCGTCAAGCTTGTTCTGTACGCCACGCATCAGGCCTTTCACGAAGGGAACCTTCTTATGATATTGCTGGGTCAGGGCCTTTGCTTCTTCGACACTGAGGTCGAGTTGGTCGGACAGTTTGTTCACGCCCATGCCATACATCATGCCGAGGTTGATGACCTTGGCCTGCTTTCGCGGGATGCCTGCCATCTCGCTCACCATGCTATGAAAGTCCATGTTGGGATTGTTACGGTAGCCGTCTACAAACTCTTCTACCCCCTGCATTGGCATGTTCTTGTAATCGCCGTAGTTCTTGGCAAAGTGAACCAAGATCCGTGGTTCCTGTTGCGAGAAGTCAATTGCTGCCCATTGCTGCCCTTCTTCCGGGAGGAACAGGGATCGAATCATGGGGCCTAATTCTGGATCCCGAGCCGGGATCTGCTGGAGGTTGGGCGAGTTCATGGAGATGCGGCCCGACACTGTGCCGCCATCATCTGAGCGTAACTGATTGATATGGCTGTGAATTCTTCCGTTATGCGTGAACTTTAGTATGCCGTCAATAAAGTTACCGTTGGTCTTGTTGAGGTTGCGAGCCTTCACGATTAACTGTGCAAGCTCGTGCTGGTGTTCCATCAGGAACTGTTTTGTGAAGCTGGGCGAGCCTTTGTCTGTTTTGGGGTAAGGCAACCCTAGCCCGTCAAACGCCTTGGCTATGGATTGCGCCGCCCAGATCTCTACGTTGCTCCCTGTCAGCGCCTTGATTTTTTTGATGACTTCCTTTTCTTGCTTCATCAAGACTTGCTTGGTCCGTTCAGCGCGGTCAATGTCTACCCGAATTCCGCGCATGGTCATCTCCACCAGATGCGGGAGCAGGTCAATCTCAAGCCGCCAAACGTCCCAAAGATCTTCCCGGTTAAGCAATGTTTTAAAGTGGTTCCAAAGCTCCAGTGTGATCTCCGCATCAGTCTCTGCGTAGGGTCCCACATACATCGCGGGCAGCTTCCACATCTCCCCCTTGGGATCGACGCCAAATTCCTTGGCCGCCTCCACCAGAGTCTTCTCGGATTTTGTTTTGCCCAGATGGTCGTAGCAAAGCGCGTTTAGGCTGTAGCTGAACCGGTTTTCATCAATCAGGCTAGCAGTAATCATTGTGTCAATTACGCGGCCTTTAACTTCAAACCCCATGGCGCGAATCCAGCCAAGGTCATACTGAGCGTTGTGCATGATCTTGTCAGCAGGAGACTCGAATACTTTTTTAAGCCACTTGCTCACAATGCGTTTGTCGAGGTTACCCCCGCCAGCATGGCCGACGGGGATATAGCACTTCCACCCGGAAACTGCGATGGCATAGCCCACCACTTCACCATCGCCCGTAGGCCAGCCCGGTCCCTTTTGCTTTAGATTCGGGTCGCGGGTTTCTACGTCGATGGCAATTTCGTCCGCGTCAAATATGTCGGGAAGCTCCATAGGGGGCACCCAATCGCTTTTCGGCGGAAACATAGCCATTTGCAGTTTGCCGGTTGTCATTAAGCCACCTTTCTTTCGCGGTAAATTGCCTGTTCAAAGTGGTTACACACCGTACACCACCAGCCCACACGTATTTTCTTTTCAGCGTTAATGACTTCTTCTGCCTGTTTGGCACATTTTGGGCACGGTATTCGACTCATTTCTGTTTCCTTTTTCATAAAGCGTATGCTCTTAAATAATCTTCAGGTTCTAGGATGTAAAGGTTCTGAAGGGCCCGCGTCACCCCCACGTAAAAAACGCGGTGAAGATCGTCCCCCGGCGTATTTAGTGCCGCCGCGGTCAAATCCGGTAGGATTACAACGTTTTCTGCTTCTCCACCTTTTGTACCGTGGATCGTGGACAATCTTATTCGGGGCTTGGCGTTGAACTTCTCGCCTCGCCGGAGAAGGGCTGTAATGTATGCCCTATCCCCATCTGGTATTTTATCCATGGCCTCATGCCAGATCATCTCGTCCGTGGCCAATAGACCAAAATGTTCTTGTAAATCAGTTAGTCCAAACATTTCGTTATCATAGGCCTCTATCTTTTTGTGGCCCCGTTTGATACGCACCCCGTTGCCAGACATATAAGAATAGATAGCTTGCGCCGTACCGCAGGTGACCGCTTTGCCTTTCCTCAAACTCTCCCAGCCATTGATCGCCACAGACATCTTGTGCGGAATAGACCTAGACCCGTCTTGTTTTTCAAATAAATAACCGCTGTTTTTAAGCTCTTGCATAATTGGGTGCAGCATAAATCGGGCTTGTGCCATAACAAGCCAAGTGCCTTGCGACATATCTATGGAGCGGATGTCCGGTACACGCAATATTTGTCCGCGCTCTTGCCGTGGGCGGTACACCTTGGGGAACCGGTTTTGAATGCGCCCTGCAATCTTTTCTGCAAGCTCATGAATCGCCGCAGGAACCCGGTAGCTTTGTTCCAATACTTCTGCGCCGCCGGGAAGATTGATGAAGTGATCTACGTCTGCACCTGCCCACCGGTAGATTGCTTGGTCGTCATCGCCAGCCACAAACATGCGCTCCGATTTAGCATCTAACTTATGAGCAATGTCCCATTGCAGCGGAGAAAGATCTTGAGCCTCGTCCAAGAAACAAATCTTCATGTGCGGGACAAGGTGGTCGGCCTGCTCTACAAACATTTCCAGCATGTCTGTGAAGTCGATCAAGCCAAAAGCTTTTTTGTAGTTCTCATAAGAGTCCGCAACATACTTCACTTCTATCCACGTGAAGTTAACTTCGCTGTGGTTATACTCTGTGCGCAACGAAGTCTTTTTTGTTTTTGCAAGGTTAATTAGCTGAAGGATTGGATGATCTGTCGCTTTAAACGACACATCCTCTTCCTCGCTCATAGCGCCGCTCAAGTTAAACCCGATGGCCGCTGACAACTCTTTATAGTTCTGCGGGCCCATCATTTGGTTTTCTTTAACGCCCAGCAAGCGGTAGGCCAAGGAATGTATGGTGCGGAAGTACGGCAAGTCTTTGTCTGGATCTAAATCAAAGCGCTTTGCTGCTCGCTCTTTGGCCTCGTTAGCGGCTTTTTTAGTGAACGCAAAAAACCCTACTTGTGATGGGGTTATTCCACCGGCTAAAGATTTTTCCACCATATTCAACAAAGTGGTCGTCTTCCCGGTCCCGGGTGGCCCAAAAATACGAAACATCAGAACGGGTCCGTGGACCGTGTTCCAAAGTTCTTGGACTCTACTTGATCGTGCGGGATGTCACTGACCGGCACTCTCCAAACCCGTATAGGTTTACCTTTTACCTTTAACAAAACAGACTCGCCGTTGATGTCTCGTAGCCGCTGTGCCACCTTGTGTGTCTTGAACTCGCTGAAGCGGTTTTTGCGCAGGAAACCTTCAAAGTCTTTCAACCGGAAATGCACGGCGTTTGTTTCGTCGTCTACCCATGGCCTGCGCAATAAGATCTCTTCACGATCCTCCGCCTTCTGGGTCGAAGTGCAGAACTCGTCAAGATACTCGTAGAACTGGCCGTTGATGCTGGCATCCTCAGACACTTCCATGATAGACCCGTCAGTCTCAGACATCTCTTTCATCAACTGGTTGATGCGGGCTTCCCAGCCGCGCTTCGGCATGGTCTGGGGCATGAAGTTAAGTTGCTCAATACACGCCTTCTGAAACACCGTCTGGTTTTGCAGCGCATCGGTGTCTAGCTCTAACGGCACACCGTTAACGTCCAAAAACCACACGGGCGGGATAGAGTTGTACTTCCGCAAGTTGGCGACTGCCATATCACTCACTGCCGCGCCAATTCCGAACTTTCGGGTTTGACACAATTCCCGGTTACAGTAGGGCTGAATGGGCGCGTCACTACACCGGTATGCGTAGTCCTTCTTCTCCAACTGCTTGACCACAAGGTTGACCTCATTAAGGGGCAACGGCGGGTCAATGTACGCCATGTTGTGATGCAAGATTTCGTCCTGCCACGTATCCGGGTACGCCTTGCGCAGGTAGACGCCTATGCTGAAGAGTCCGTTGTTTCGTCCCCCTTCGCTAATTTTTTGGGCGCATAGGGTTTGGAGACAGGGCGGACCGTCCACAATTGCTGTGTTTTCAATTTTGGCTTGCGTAAGTGCTTCCAGTTGTTCTGGCGTTTGGACGTGCGCCTCATACAAATCAAAAAATTCTTGAAGCGTTGCGGCAGTGCCGTCGTCGTTAAACGCGTACCGCAGGCCGTCTTCCGCATTGAAGTACGGCATATTCAAGAAGTTTCCGATATCCCCCCGGTCTAAAAACAACTTTATCTGCTTCGGGAAGATTTAACTGCCGCCATAGCCTAGCCCGCTTGCTAAGTGTTGCAGCGTGGATTGCATTGTCTTTGCTGTCACCCACTCCTTGCAGAACAAAAAGCAGTGAGCGCCCCCCGATTTGGATCGACATATTACCAGAGGCATGTTGCCCCGGCGTATTTTTTCTACCAATTTCCCGTGATCCAACGGGTATTCATCGATATCGATACAACCCCATTTACAGGAGTCGTTTTCATTAATTGGGATTATCCCTATGCCCGCCCCGTCTCCGGCTAAGTGTTGCTCAAAATGGCCCGTGGTCCGTGGTTCGCGGACGACGCGAGCTTTACCGGTGTTCTTGCCGTTTGATTTGGTGCTATCGACTTCAAACGTGCCGTAGGCTTGCTTTAGGCCAGCGAAGATAGCCGCAAATCTTTTCGCATCTGACATTTTTTATAGACCAAAAAGGGGGCGCAAGGCCCCCGGTAACACTTAAAACGGCGCGTCGTTAGACGAGTCGTCACCCTCTGCGGTGTGTTTTGCTTCCACATCACCCTTCTGAATGGATTCTGAGAAAGCTTTGGCCTGACCGTATTGACCGG